CGAACTCTGTTTCCTGAAAGTCCCGGTTATAAACAATCGCCGGATACACCATGGTGACGTTTGACGGAGGTTGAAAATATACGTTCACTCCTGACTGAAGACCACTGAGAAGAGACTGCAGGTCAAGTCGAACGCCCATTCCACAGCCCTCCTATTGTCAACGTCATACGCGGACGCAGAACTTCCACGCCAGTGATGGCCCAGCGATTACCTTCCCACTCGACGTAACGGAAATTCATGAAGTTTGCGTAGGCATGAGCATCCGCCAAGATACTGAACGAATTCTCGAGAGTGAGATTGCTGTTAGTCTCTGGCGGAACTAGCAATGGTGGGTCCAGGCGCCTGGAGTTACGGACGACATCACCGTAATATGCTCTTTCGGTAATGACATCTTCCCAGACGCCTGGACTCGTTTCAGTGCTAACAGCCACGCCTACGGTTCCGTGGAACCGCATTGATTACCCCGGTTTAGGCAGCCGGACGAGTGAACGTCCAGTCCTGCTCCGCGTCATCGGCGAAGGAGTACGTAGAAGCAGCCTTGGCCCGGACGTGAACACTGTCGCCGGCCGCAAGTGCAGTCTGAGCACCAGCAGTCAGAGCAGAGCTCTCGGTACCATCGTCGGCGACTGTCACGTAAGTCACGTGAGAAGTGGTCGGGATGGTAACGACACCAGTAGAGATGACGAATGCAGGCTGGACAGGATCGGTGAGCATGCCGCCAGCACCAGTGAACTCCTGAACCACCAAAGCACCCTTGTACTTTGTCATGGCACCCGACACGCGAGTCTCCATGAGGTACTTGAACTGGTTGTAGTCGATGTCGAAGAAGTCGAACATCGACACCTGACCGCCCTTGTCCGCACCGACAGTGTAGTCGGTGAGGTTGACGATGATGCCGATGAGACCGACAGTCGTCTCCAGCGCTTCACAGGGGATGATGTTGCTGACACCCATTGCGGCCGAGAGTTCCACCTTGGTCGGGTAGAGACGACGACCCAGAGTGTCCTTGGCGAGCAGCATCTTCGCCAGGTACGGCAGGGTCGTGTACATGACTGGGTTACCAGAACCGCGGTAGAACCGCATGCCGGTGACGATTGCATCGACGATCTCGTCTGCAGAAGACGAAGTGGCCCCGGGATAGTCACCAGTGCTGTCCGACAGGTCGACCTCGAGCGTGGTGACGTACATGTCATCGTCACCGAGGATCGGCCGGACGTTCGTGGCACTGATCTTGTCCGGATCATCCACTTCGCGGCCGTCGCCGACCAGGACAGCGCGAGCGAGCTCCTCATCCAGCATGACGCGCATCTCGGTCTGCAGCCACGACACCACATCGAAGTCCGTGATGTCCAGGATGTCGTCGCGATCCAGCTTCTGCTTCTTGTAGATGGTCTGCGGGGTCGTGATGCGCCGCGCAATCGAGAAGTACTCTTCCTTCTTCAGGTTCGTCTTGATGTAGCCCTTGGCGCGAGCTTCGTCCTGAGTGATGTCAGCAGTCCAGCTGCGAATCCTCGAGAACGGGGTCTTGCGAGTGCCAGTCAGGACGCCCGCGACCCATTCCATCCGCCTGGAGATCCAGTCAGGCGAATCCGTGACGGCCTGGTCGTACGGGAACAGCGTCTCGATGCTGTCGATGCCATGAGCAATGGCATACTCATCGACAGCCTGCTTCAGCGAGCCGCTCTTGTGTGCTGCATCGAAAATGCCCCTGATGTCGTCATGCGACAACGTGGAACCAGGCGCCTTGGCTGCCTTCTTGTCGTCGGTCTGGTCAAAGACGTTACGTCCCACTTGGCCGTCGCCCTTCTCGGTGTGAGTGATGGTGGAATTGGGATCGCCGGCCGTCGAACTGTGCTCTGCGGAAGCAGCACCGATCAGAGCGTACACGACTTGCTTCTGCTCGTCAGACATGCTGTTGAGCACGTCCTGCACGCTCGGTCCGTCTCCACCTTGAGCCGGGGGAGTTGGCGCCGCAGGCATCGGGCCCTTGGGGTTGGGAAGCAGTCGTTGCGGGTTCGTGATCGTGGTGCTGCCCGCGTGCTCGAGTGTGAGACCACTGTAGATGACTGCTTCATCATTGAGAACCTGCGTGCCGTCACCATGAGCGATGTTGACGTTCTCGATGTACGCGCCAGGATTGGCGCCAGCGAGAACGAGGCTTCCTTCACGAATGTTCCCATGCGTGACGTTTGGTCCCTGCTGGCTCAACTGATTGGCATAGATCGAGAGTGCTGTGATGTCCTTGTGCTGGACAAGAGCCTTGGCCTGCTGGCCAGGAACAGTGTCGTTGAAGTAGCCCGATGCGTAAACGCCATCGTTGAGGTGCTTGAGAATGAGATGGCCGAGAACATTCTCGGGAGCGTCGTGCTGGTGCTGCCACACGAGTGGGATCTGATCGCCGTCGTTAGCTTGGAAGGCGTGAGCGAGAATCGTTCGCCCATCAGTGCACTTGATCCCGTACTTAGTGACATACCCAGTGAAGTCAGGGTCTACCATTTTGACTTGGTTCTCCTTGTGGTATCGCTGGGACTTGCGGTATAGCCGGGACTTGCGGGAACGGCGACTTAGGTGGCAGCGCCGGTCTCCCGAGTGCTACACCATTCGACGGCAAATCTCCGTATGCAGCTGGTATGTTCTTGTTGAGAAGAAGATCGGCCTTCGGATCACTGGACGGCCGGAAACCAATGATGCTGCGCATGTCATTAGAGGAAAGAACTTCGTTCCTCGTGAACTTGTCAGCAATCTCAGCAAGATCCTTGACAGGAACCAGGCTAAATGGGTTCTTGATGTACAGAACTGTCTGACCCTGCGTGCGGGCAGTTTTAGTGAGGAACGTTCGGATCATAGCCTGGGCAATAGCACCCAAGATTGGCTCGATCGTCCGGTTGTAGTAGTTGATCATCGTCGGTTCGTCTGCAGTACCGTTCATGACCGTGTCTGTCAAGCCGAGTTGTCCGTATAGCATTGTTGTGAGATAAGTGATTTGATTCATCAAATTGTTCTCGGCTGGCCGGTTAAGCTGAGTAATCTTCTCAGTACCATCTGTGTAAGCAATTCCGTACTGTGATCCCTTGAGTTGGAATTCAATTTCTTTCAGCCGTTTGTCAGCTTCCTGACGACGAGCTTCAGTTTTGATGACATAGGGCAGCTGGATTATAATGTCCAGGTTTCCCGATGCACTCTGCTCATCAACCGCATCCAGCAGACTGAGTTTCCTGAGCAGTCGCTGAAGTGTGGAGTTCGGCTCGTTCATGACCGAGTACAGTGGATTCTCCACGATTGCAACCATGTTCTTGGGTACAAGTACGTCTTCTTGAAGACCTTTGTTGTCGTTATATGCTCTGACTGTCACATGTCTCGGATACCATTGCATGATTCTGCCAGTACGCATGGTATTGACGTCATATCCACCGGTAGCGAGTGGATTGGCTGTCGTATCAACAGGAAGAATTGCAACGACGCCTTCATCGAAAAGCGTCTGAACTACATCCTGTATGAATGCACGACCACCCTGATCACAATTGGCTTCTACCCTGAGGCAATCATTTAGTGCACTTGTCATATCCGACTGATATTGCCCATTGTCATCGAGTTTGACATGCCGCATCGGAACAGCAGCAACATCTATCGCCATGTGTGTATAAAGTGCAGATATGATCGTTTTCTGATTAGTAAAGCGGAACCGTGAACGTTCGGGACGTTGCGTATATGATGGTCCAAGATCCATGGATGATGGCTGTGTGTCTGGATGCTTATCCTGCCACAAGAATGCGTTCCAGGCATGTTTCAGACGATCTGTGAATTTACCCATACATCACCTCCTTTCCTACTCAAAGGAATCTTTGTTCAGTTTGTAAGCCACGTAGGCATCCATCATTGCGGAAACGTTGTCGATTTTCTGCTCCTGACGTCGTTTAAACAATTTCCGGTTGCCATTCGTGTCTTCCATGGTGATTGCATTGCCCATGGCAAAAGACATTAGTTCCTGATCGAATATGAGCAGGCGTTCGCCAGACAATGTCTTAAGCTCGCCGAGAGGAACCGATTCTGTTCTGGCACCCTGAATTACTTTCTCGATGCCGAAAGGACCATTTTCAGCTTCCCAGCGAGTAACGAACTCTTTTGCGTTGTAGGGGTCAAACCCGAAAGCACGGACGTCGTACTCGTTATCCAGAACGAATTGCTCCAGATCTTCATATACTTCCATCATGTCCAGGACAGCACCTTCGAGAACATGCAGACTGGTCTCGTTGATGAATTCCTCATACTTCTGGCGCATTGCACCAGGAAGTTTGGACATAGTCAGGCTGGAAATATAACTCCGGGTTTTGACACCGAAAGCTCCTGTGCTAAGCGGGAACAACAACGTGAACGCACAGAAGTCGTCACCTTGCGACAAGTCTGCGCCCATAGCACAAGGCAACTTCCAGAATTCACGTTTCCTGTGCGGAAGTGTTTCTTCATACGTGAAGAAATATGTGAAGCCTTCCATCGGAATGCCAAATCTTTTTGCGAGAATATCGTTCCGCGAAGCCGGAGCGTTCTCCGCTCGTTCCACATCTAGCTGATATGTTTCATAACTGACAGTTTTCCCGATGTTCGGGTTAGCTTTCAGCCACATATCTGGATCTGCGACTTCCTCAAGCTCGTCCAGTTTGTAGTGCCAGATAGACACGTGCGGGTTAACGTAGTCACCCTTTAGTATGTCCGCGAGTTCAATCTTGATCGTGTCGCCAGAACCATTACGTATGGTTCCTTCTGAGCTAACCGCGATAATCACGTAATCCTCCAGTTTTGAGGCACCTTGCTCAAGTGCACCGATTACATCTTCTCTCAGGTCACCAGACAACCACTCGTCGATAGACGATACCTTTGGCCTGAGCCCTTGCAGCTTAGCTATAGCCATCGGGCGTACTTCGAGCATCGAGCCCGTGAGAAAATTCTCAATTCCTTTTTTAGTGGAAGCGAGTTTGACACGATTAGCTCTTGAACCCGTAGTATTCTGCAGCGATCCTTCTGTCAGGAACTGGAAGAGAGGCCCGCGTGCTCGTGTGATGGCTGTCCTGAGTGGCGACATAACTTCTTCGGCTTGCTTCATGGTCGGGGCAGTAGTAATCTGATGTGTTGTAGTTGTGTCGACAACCAGAAAATATGATTGAATACACTCAACATACATAGATTTAGCAGCACCACGAGCCACGATCAAATATTGCTTATTAACGAGCCGTTTGCAGATTCGTTTCCGAATATAGCGTCCGCCGTGCCCATCAGGGTTCGGAACATACACACTTCGCTCGATAAAGTAGAACCAGGCAAGTAGTGATTCGGCCCACAACTTGAAACTGTCCAGCAGATGAAAGTCGCTTCCGTCTGTGAGTGTCAGTTCATTCTCACAGTACTTGATGAAGCCTTCAATAGCTGCATCATCATAGTAAAAGTTCGGATCAGCGATAAGATCATCGATGCGATTCATCTCCATTGAGATTTCCCGGTTTACCGGAATTTCCCCGCGGAGAACTGCAGCACGGAATGACCCATAATATATGGGCGTCGCCGTGTTCGACAACGTCATCGCTCATCCTCCTCTCTGCTATGCGGAAGCTTTCTTGATGAGCTGGTCGAGCCCTTCTGCGGCGTATTTGTTAGCATATGCCGTTGCCTGCTGAGTGGCTACATTGCCACCGATCTTGAGAAGCTTGTCTACAGCGGCTTTGCCAGCGCTGACATGCTGTGGATTCAGCTGACCATGTGCCTTTTCTAGATTCATCCTTGTCACGAGATGCTGAAGTTCCACATTTGACAAAGCACTCGTTCCGTGCTTGCCGACCGTGGCTCGAAGCGCATGCGCCTTGGCTGCGTCATCAGACACGTGACTCGATCCAGCGCTTCCGTCTTTGCGAACACCCCAGCGCATGCCCTTGATACCGAAATGCGTGAGAAAATCATAAAGATCGGAATGTTTCAGCGATCCGTCTGAATTCCAGGTGTCCGGAATCATCTTGGCCAGATTGAGCGCATTAGCTCGCTTGATGAGATGAAGACGCACAGCATTTCTTCGTGCTACTTCGGTCTGGTCAGCAGAAGGTGCAGCACGGCCGACAGAACTTATTGCATTGGTAAGATCGTCCGCATTCCTGACGTAGAATGAACTGTCAGGCATTGCAATCCCAAGCTTGGTCAGGACTTTGAGCTGCGCCGCGTTCGGAACGGCCATCTTACCTCCTTTCGTCAGCTCGTATCGAACCAGATACAGCCGTCTGGAACTGCACCTGGGTCTGTGGCTCCTACATAATTGACAGCACCAGCCTGAGGAACATAACTTGCACTCTCTGTGTTATAGAGGGCATTAGTTCCGGTAGCGCCAGCTGCTCCTGTAGCGCCGGTATCGCCAGTCGGTCCTTTAATATCCCCGACAAGGACTTTAGTCACGTTCCTCCTTCAGCTGATAGAAACCCAGTTGCCGGCTATCTTCACTTTGGGAATGACCGACACCCAAGTACCACCGATTCGTGCTTTCACGACACAGGGCACCCAGACACCACCAACACGAACTGAAGTTGCACTGCGTGCTGTACTGATTCCGGACAGGCCTGGTTTCTTGATGCTGATAGTGCCGGATGCTATCGGGCCGGCATGGGCAATACCGGAAAGAGTTGCTTTCTTAACGGCAATACTGCCAGTTGATGCCGTTCCAACGTGCACTGTTCCAGAAAGAGCAGCCTTTTTGACAATGATACTGCCGGATGCTATCGGACCAGTATGCACAGAACCAGAAAGAGCTGCCTTCTTAACCGCAATAGTGCCGTTGACTGAGACAATATCTGCAGCGGAACCAGATAGTGCAGGTTTCTTAACGGCGATACTGCCATTGGCTGTAACTCCAACATGGCTTGCAGCCGACAATGCAGGTTTCTTAACGGCGATACTGCCGTTGACTGAAACATTGTCTATAGCGGTACCAGACAGCGCAGGCTTTTTGATCGCAATGCTGCCATTGACCAGGATATTATCAGCACCAGTACCGGACAGCGAAGGCTTCTTAACAGCGATCGTGCCAGTACTTGTGATGAACGTTGGCCCTAGATAACCTTGATCTGTAACTCCAGCATCGTCTAGGTAGAATGAAGCATTTGCGATACTTAGTGCAACTGCACCAAATCGTATCGTGCTGATAGATGTATTAGTATTGTACGTGGCCGGCGAAGTCTGTGTTTCTGTCGGTGTCAGTGAATCTGCCGTAAGGAACAACTTTACTTCGACTTGGCCAACCGTGGCTGATCCTATTACGAAGCCTTCTACACGGAACCAGGCGCCAGTGGGAATTACAGTTGTTGTCTGGACTGTATTGGCGTTCGCAGCATCAGAAATCGAGACTTTGCCCGTGGCTGAGATTGACACCCGGGAGCATTCATTACCACTGGCATCGTCTAGCCGGACGAGGACATGTTGAGATGCCGGAAGTGCCGGAAAATATGCATAAACCCGGAACCAGGCAGTTGGTATGGTTCCTAGTTGCGCTGTCCATTTAAGAACAGCAGTAGTTGCAGTAGCCGGTGTCGTCATCTTGACGGCCATAGGCGTCCGTGTAGGATGATCTGTGCTGAACTGAATGGTCGATCCAGTTCCGGGAGTAACCGCGTCCCAGTATGCTCCCGAAGTTCCGCCGGTGTTGCCAGAACTACCTGTGGTCAGGGTGGTCCCGTTAGTGCCACCCTCAAAATCGTTAGTGAGCGTGACAGACATGCGCGTCCCTCCCTTCCGGCTCTCTCATGACGAGCAGATGTTACTCTGTCATCGTGATGGCGAAAGCAGAAGCTGAGACATCTTCTCCAGCGATGAGCGATACAGTGGAAATGATCAGGTCAGCCGTCCCACCGGTGGCAGCGACGGTGCCGTCGAAGACTGCCGACGTGCCGTCTGCCTTGTAGGCACGGAACCAGGCCGCGGTTCCTGTTGCCTCAGCGGAGACGTCGTCAGTAACCGTGTTCGCGGTAGCTGTGACGACTTTCGAGCCGGCTGAACCTGATGCGACAGATGCGGCGAAGGCCGTTGCGCCGAAAGTCAGGCTGGCGAGTTGCACCTGCGCGCCAAGTGCAGTATTGGCGTCCGTGGGCTTTGCTCCGCTGTAGATCTTGAGCGTGCCGCTGTTGCATTTGGCAGCGCAGGCGTCGACCATGGCCTTTGCTGTTTCGTCACTGAAGAATGGACCGTGTGCCATTGTTACTCCTCGGCTAGTTGTGGGTCGAACCAGATCGATCCATCAGGAACATCACCCGGATCATCGTCTGTGACATAAGTCGACGGCCCGTAGCCCAGTTCATCGCTTCCCGGAACACTTGGCGGGCTGATCTCCTCGGCGAGAATATTGATACGCCATTCAAGTTTTGCAAGCTGGTCTTTTATTGCATCGATGGCAAAAGATGTTCCGGGTGTATCAAAAGCGAGTTTTACACTAAGGTAAATATACTGCTTGACCAGATTCAGCATGCCAAGATTTGCAGTATAAGTCTCCCATAGTGTCGTGTTGTCAGTAATGACAAAGGTAATATCATTGCTGACGCCCAACTGCAGGAGAGACCCGAACGCCGAGTTGATGTGAATGATGATGTCAAGATCAAAAGCGGTGTAGTCTGGATCAAAGCCAAGAACTTTCTTGACCGCATCAAGAATGCTGTCGGCGTTGGCATCAGTCATCGGGTCTCTCCTGCAGGTTAGATGTGACAGGCGCTACGAGCCTTCGTGTATGCCGATTCCGTATCCGGTCCCCACACGCCGTCGAGAGCGCCCGGGCTGAACATCATCATCGTCAAGGCCCTTTGCACATTTGTGACGGTGTATTTCAGCGCGGCGACTGACTTCGGGCCCCAGATTCCATCGGCCGTCGTGCCGACACACTTCTGTGCGAAAACAACACCCGAAGGAAAATAGTTCGTACCGGCGCCATACACAGCCATGCAATGCTGATCTGTGTTGGCACCCCACTCGTTGTCGGCCGTGGTACGAACGGCTCGCTGAAGCGGCTGGCAGTTTGGCTTGATGACGGGAGTACCAGTTGGCAGCCAGAGACTGCCACTGAAAACGTAACTGCGATCCCAGTGTCCGCCAGTTTGCTTTGTGCCATCTCGCTGACAGGCAATGACGCCTTCACCGGTGTACATCTCGCCGTCCAGCGTGGCGATCCAGAGGAAGTAATCCTGGTTCAGGATCTGCCTGCCCGTGAGTTGCCGAACTTCTGGAATCGTCGACACGTTGCAGTAAATTACTGCATCTTTCTTGCCCGTATGACTATTGTGGTCACCGACCCACTGTTCCAGGCTTCCGCCCTTATCGCCATTCTCCCAGTCGCGGGCACTCGCCGCGGGAGATGAACCCCTCGTGTCGATCCAGCAGTGGCCGTAACGAGAATTCGGAAAACGCGCCTCCATCGCAGCTGGCGTGATGGCGAACGTGCCGTTCATGTACGACGCTGCAACGTTGACAGTCTGAGGAATATCGTCCAGGACTGTCGAGTCGCCCATGATGCGATCCATGCTTGCACCTCTCTTACCACAGTTTTGTGTCGCCAGCTCTTCTGCGAACTAGCGGTTTGTCCAGTTGATCTGCTGTCCCGAAATGAATCGCATTGTGCGTTCGGAACGAAACAGAGATCAGGTAGTCAGGATTCAAGATTGCAGAATCATGACTCTTTACATCTCGCGAATCGATAGGATTCATGTGATGCACATAGATTGCCCGGTGCACTTCATGACCTTCGACACCAAGATCCCGGCCATAGTCCCTTGCTATGACTTCCTGACGAACACGTTTCCATTCAGTAGATGTGTAAAAAGCCTGATTAAGCCAGCGCTCGAATCCGAATGTCGCCACACCGACTGCCGAATGAACTCGCAAGTATGCATAGCGATCTTCGAACAATTCAATCTGGCTAAGTTCTGTGTAAGTCCTCATCTTCGAACACTTCTTCTGGATGTCCGGCATACGTGCGCATAGCCTTGATTGCTTTCTCGTACAACTCTTCTACTCGCTCTGCCGAGGCAAGACCTTTAACCTTAGCTGCAAGAAGTTCGTTCTCATTAGTGATCTTCTTTTGCTCTAGGCGCTCACGACTCGATGCGAGCTTAAGGTAATGCACAATCACTTGTGATGAGGCTTTTCCGGTCAGCATCTGCTGTTCGGCTACATCCACAGCTAGCGCAATGAGCTGATTCTCTCTTGCTTCGGGAGTTGTGGCTGGTGGACGCGGAGGCCTTGAATCTTTTGAGCGAGAAGCCACGAGTTCACCCCCACATTCAGAGACTATTGGCCTGTGTAAAAGCACTTCATGAGGAGACAACGGAACTTCTTGCTAACTTTCAGAGAGGCCGAAAAGCCAGATCTGCGGTCGCGGGAATGGCCGGCAGATGACAGAGATTACGTTGTCTCCACATGAAGTGCTTTGAGATTCGCAATAATTACAAGGCCTCTAATGAAACCAAACTAAGGAGTATTGGATATGTCAAGTAACTGTCTGACTCCCGGTGCGTACTACCACGCCCGCATCAAGAGCCATTACGTCGACGTGCAAGTCGACTTCGGAAAGACTATTGACCTCACAGAAGGTGAAGCAGAAGTTCTCGAAGCCGAACTGCACGACGCGTTGGCGAAAGTGCTGGCGAAGTACTACCAGGAGTAAGTCTACTGATCATCCGAACCCGAGTTGTCGGAATTAGAGCTCGCAAGGGCTCTAATTTTTTGCTGGCTGGCATTGCCCGGCGATTAACCTCGCGCGAACCAGCGGATGATCTTGGACTTTCGGCCAAAAATTCCGCCGGGGCAAATTCAGGCAGCGGGCGATGCAGGTGGGGGGTATGATTTTCGAACACCCCCCGCCCCTGCCTTCATCATTCTTTTGAAATTTATTTTAAGCTATGCTGCTGGACGAATCGCCTTCTTGTACAATCCATTTACATTCAGAGTGCAAATCTCAGTGATCGCATCTTCGATCGAAAGATCAAGATCAGCATCTGACAAATCGACTGAAGCATTTGCAATTCGTGCAAGCAGACCAGCAGTGTCGTAGCCCATGCTGCGATCGTATGCATCCCATTCATCGTAGTTAGTGAATGGATTCCATGGATTGTCGACAGTAGTCAGCATGTGTTCGACGTTGTCGTCAGCCATCATCCTCCTCCACGATGAAGAGCCGAGTTGAGTGTACTAACAGGAATGCCAAGTGAATCGGCAATCTCGGCTTGTGTGTAACCTGATGCTAGTCTTGCCTTAGCAAGAGCCAACTTAGCAGGTGTCACAACAGTTGCAGTACGTGGTGTGGCCAGTGTACGGACACGGTCAGCATCAGCATTCTCAAGTATCTGACTCAGTTTGCTGCTACTGATAGCCCCTGATTGTATGGCCTTCCATTCGTCATCGGTGATCTGTATTTGATTTTTCTTGGCACCAACACGCTCACGAGCTGCTGTCAATGCTTGACTCTTGAGCTTCTTGAGATCTGCTGAGTCCATACCAGGATTGTCGTGACGCCTGGCACTGACGACTACATTAGCTACTAGTTGCGCCTGTCGTTCAAGTGGTTTGTTCTTGAGTGCCAGGTTAAGTTTTGCATTAAGTGATGAAACTTCTGAATGATACGTTTGCTTTGCAGTTGGCGAATACCTTAGTGTTCCCGCAGACAGTGCTGACTTGCGTGCACTATTGGCTAGAGCTTTAAGAGCATTCGAATGTTCTGCATAGATGTTCTCTATCGGCATCCCACTTGAGAGTGATCGCGCATCTGCTGCTTCTGCTAGTTTAGTAGACGAAGTAGTGCGAACAATAGTACGACCTCGTTTGTCTTTGAACTGTTCGCCGGTGTCTTCGTATACTTTCTCGCCAGTGTCTGAGTTTACACCACCACCTTTTGATGCAGGCCGTGGTCTGCGACTTGGAACTCTGATCTCTGAACTGGCTCGTGATACGATAGTCGACGCACCACCAAGACGGCCAGTAGAACCACGACCCTGATACTTCTCTTTCAGTGAGGCAATTCCATTGTCGCGATAAGATTGCTTGTAGTTGAGATTGTGTTTTTCAGCATCAATCACAACCATTGAGTGACGGACTGCTCGAGCAAGTTCGTCAGGCTGAGCACCTTTAATCGACATGTCAGTAATCAGATTTGACACGTCACCCATCTGTTGCTGCTTAGCACGAGATGAGATCGTTGCCATTCCTGGATAGGCTGGATAAGCTTCTTTAGGTTCGAAGTTCTTAAGTCCAGCTAGTGGTGCAGATGTCTTGACTTCTCGTTTATTATTCGGGATGACGAGAACTGTGTCACCATCGAAGTCTGCACCAGACAAACGTTCAGCAACTTTCGGATGTATGCCGATAGCATCGATGGCATTACCCAATGTTGCACGAGCTTCTGCATGTTTGTTGTTTACTGTTACTTCTGGTATCTCGAATGGACCACCATGCGGGAAACGCACAAGCGCAACCTTTTCACCGTTTCGGTAATTAGGTGCGTAAATTTCTCCTTCTTTCAGCGTCTCGATTGGTAGAATGACATGCGTTCCTTGTCGCGGCAGTGCCGCAGCTTTCAGGTGAACAGACGCTGAATCTGCACTGTCAGCAAACTTGTCGAGTAGCGCTTTCTTAACGACGGGATTCGTCAGTTGCAGAATGTCGTTGTATTCGTCTTTCCTTGAAGCCAGAGCTAGACTTAGCTGACGTTGAGCCAACGCCACACTCTGTTTCGACAAGACCTGGCTAGACAGACTGCGAGACCAGTCTTTCCAGTCTCCTTCTTCGTTCACGATGTTCATTGGTGACAGCTTGCTCTTGCCGTCTGCATCTATATAGTGACGCTGACGAATAGTGGAACCGAATGGATTCTGTTCATCCTTCTGTTCTTTCAGAGCATCAAGCTTGTTACCGGTGTCGTGCTTGTTCGTGTTAAACATCAGATCTGTTCCAGCAGGCAGATCATTTCTGTACATCGCCATGCCTTTTAGGTAATGCGTTCCATCTACGGCGATGCGTACTTGTGCATACCTGGATGAACCGAGTGAGATGTCTTCGACTCCAGGACGCACGTAGATGACACCGTCTGCCTTGGTGCCGCCTTCTTCGGCATAACGAACACCGACACGGCTAGAAGCGACATTACGAGGAGGCTCAATACCAAGATAGGTACGGCCACCATCTTCACTATAAGCCGCGACAGTTCTGATTTTTTCTGGATTCTTGACGATGTCGATGTATTTTGTTCCAGGAGGAGCAAGTACTTTGATCGTTGTCTTCTTGCCAGTACCGAGTTGATCGACCTGAACATTGTGCACCTCATACTGATCTTCACGAAGAACAGCAACAGCAGTAGCTAGTTTGGTATTACTGATACCGAGATGATTCTCAGTACCTGCGCCGACATCGAGATAACCATCTTTGCCAACTTTGTCTCGCAGCAAGTTAGCTGTAGCGAGAAGGACATCTTTCTTTTCTGCTTGTGATGTGTTCAGCAGTGTGCGAACAGTAGACTCATTGAGCCCCATCCGCTGTCCGATAGCGACATTTGACATGCCTTTCGACTTCAGACGCTGAGCTTGAGCTGTGTCAGCGGCTAGTTTCTCGTTTTTTGCTATGGCACGAGCTGCCCGCAGAGCTGTCGTAGATGTGCCGAAATCATCAGCTATCTGCGTTTCAGACAAACCCTTGCTTTTCAGCTGATCGACATAGTCCAGGAAACTGCGACTCTGCTCTACACTCTGGCCAGATCCCCACGGATAGCGACCTGAACGGCGAAGAATGCCATAGTGATACAGTTCGTTAATCTCGGTCACTCATCCTCCCTGCCTGAGATTCTCGATCTGCTGGTCGAACACGATGATCTTGCTCATGATGTGAGCGATAACATCCGTTTCTGGAAAGACCACATCCACTTCATCATTCTGGTAGATGCGAAGCTCGATCTCTATCTCTCCAGGCTTGGCACCATACTCGAGACAGTACAAGGCCGCGTAGATTTCTAGCTGGTGAATCGAGCCATCTATGACACCTGTTTTAAGATCGTGAATGCGCAACAGATCTCTTGAGAAAGAGATAGCATCGGTTGTGCCGTAGCAGTTGGGTGAGTAGAACAGCACTTGCTCTGTTGCCATCCTGTAACCAATTGCATCGTTCACATACATGTTCAGGGTTTTACTGGATCGCGGAAGTTTGATTCCCAGGCGAACGGCGTTGTGAGCAAAGGCGTGCAATTCACTGCCGCGCTTGGCTGCCTGGGTGTTGTGGTAGACTTCCGCCAGTTTGCCGGCGTCGTAGTTTATCCAGTGATACTTGCTGGCGCTCAGAAACGCGTGCTGGCCTGCGAGATCCGAATGCGAGTTGAAGATCATGCAAGACTCGTTTCTGATTTTGCGGAGTGATGAACGCAGCGAACGACATGCCATCCATCAGGTCGATGTAGTATTCCTGATTTGGCTGCCGGCTAGATGTCGGGCCAGCTTTGCATTCGAGCGCTGCCCATGTGGTATTCCATAGCACCAGCAGATCTGGAACCCCCTGCAGGTAATTGGCATCGTTCTTCAGGACCATGCATCCTGGGAACATGTTCCTGAGACTCTTGATAAGTGACGCCTGGAATCTGTTTTCCATGATTCCCCTTAAATCTGCGAAAGAAATAGAGAACCTGCCTGGTGATAAGCAAGCGTTCTCTATTACCTTCTATTATAGGCCCTGTTTTTCTTGCGATGGTATTTATCCAGGTATTTCCGTTTCCTGCCTATGTCTGTTTCGATTTATCTGGGTAAATGGGGCATTGATGGACACGAGGTTCGATAATTCCCTACTAACTTGGTAGAGTGTGCGCTTGTGCGCTTTTTTTTTGGAAAAGACTTCAAACTACGTCCAGGCGCGTTTTCCCTATATATATTTATTTTTATTATTATTATAGAAGAGAAAGATGCACAAGTAGCACAAACACGAGTTGACCAGGGAAAACGTCCAGAATAAACTTCACCAAAAGTAGCACAATGCGCGGCTTTTAGTTGCACAAATGTCCACTATGTCTTATACAGTTCCTGACATCTCTTTTAGGGCATATGTCTCATTGAACTTCCGTTTGCTAAAAAGCGCACGAAAAAGCGCACAGTCTATTGGGCTCTGAGACCGGAAAATGAAGTAATTCAGGTCTGTAAACGGAGTGTTCAGCCTGTCGATCCGTCCCATGGCTTGCTCGAGAACACGATATGAGTATGTCATTGACCAGAAAATCATCGAATCAGTGACTGTGCAATTCCATCCTTCTGCTCCTGCAGCGTACTGCACAAGGTAAATCCATTCGTCTCCTTCTGGAATCGGCTCGTGATTATGACCGTTCCATTCTGCTTTTGTTATCTCCAGTTTCCGTAGTATCTCAAGTTCATAGTCGAAGTTGTAGAAGATGATCAGTTTCGGATGCGTTATCATCAGCGCCCTTACTTGATCGAGACGACTGGGATCACTATTCACCACTCTGCGCATGAGACTGAACAACTCTGCAATGCTCCGGACTGGCCGTTCCTCGAGATAGTTCCAGCGTCGTTTCCACACCACATCGAACAGAACCTTGTCATAATCCACGAACATCTCAGTCTGGTGCCTGACTGTATGCCGTTTGTATGGCATCTCGACAAGTATGCCAAGCAGGTGATCAGCTAGCTTTCGTGTCCTGAGAATTCTCTCTACTTTCGGGTACTTTGCAAACCTGCTGAACACGACATGCTCACGAACGAATTCCGTACGGTTCTTGTAGAAACCATTCGCTATGAACACCGGGATGTAGTCCAGCCACGTGTCTCCAGGTGTCGCACTGAGCAATATCCACTGATTCTTCTTCGTTATCTGGATGAACGCCTTGACCCAGATCCCTGACCCGACAACACGCTGCTCGTCAAAGATGAAGAATGCATTCCCGACATCCTCGTAATCTGTCAGGTTGTTCCACGAATCGACCACGATGTCAACACCGAACAACTTAGCTTCTTCCTGCCAGTCACCTGAGTCACGCTTCTTTGCAGTGGTGATCACGTACAAGGCTGTCCATGGTGCGAACTTAGAGTAGTACGCCAGGCCTGTCCGGGTCTTTCCTGTGCCAACACCACCTTTCAGTATCTTGCCATTGCTGAGAGCTTTTACTGCCTCTTCCTGATGAGGCATGAGTGACGGGTTAGTGAATGTCACCTATTTAGCCGCCTTCTACGTCGTTTCCCGCACATCCTGCAAATCCAGTTACCTAGCATTTTCCCAGACTTGTCATACTGAATCCAGGAGTGTATGCCACTTGGATAGAGTGATTTTGAGCAAGTCATCTTGCCTCTCAAAAAGATAGTCATGGATGAACAAGGACGGGGGGCCAATTTCTGACCACCCCGTCCAATCATTCAAAATTACTTTTACTTCCAGATCACTTCCAGATTACGCCGAACGTCTGCATGACTCTGCCCTCCGTTCGCCAGGGTAGTAGTGGATCGTGCCTGTCGTGACTTTACGCCTGCTACGAGGCTGGTGCCGGCTCCGCGACGGCCGGCGAGTTGTCCTGAGCTGGCGTCGACTTCACGCCTTCGTCAGACTTACCGCGGCGCATGTTGTGCCACACCATCTCGCCGAACCGCTTGACCTCGTCGAGGAAGCTCTCCACCGACGGGTGCTGGTCCGCGAGCGCCTCGAACTCCGACTTGGCGGCGTCGCTGATCTGGTCCATCGTGCTCCTTGTCATGTTGCGCAGGCATCACTGTCCAGGACTTGTCCGGACCGCCCTGTCATGTGGCGGCGAAAGTGCCCTTCCGGCCAGATAGTATCCTGTTTTACTGCTTCACATTTTCGCCTTGTTTTATTTGGTGCACCCAGGACAAGGACCAGGTATAGTGCTAATTTCCGTAGCTCTTCCCTGGCACCTTCACGATATTGGCGTTCTGCCAGTCCGTGACAGCAGCCTGGGCAGCACCACATCCTGTGCCCGGAACACGACCACAGGCTCGTCCTCACCGATACTGCCATTCTCCAGTGTGACACGCCCGTACTTCTTGTCAACTGCCATTGGAAGTTTCTCCTACTTGCGATACTGCTTGTTCATCGTCTCCGGCTCGAAGTTATCCATCAGCTCTTCGATGCGGTCGGCGTAGTTGGAAGAGAAGTCCTGCCTGAGACCGTGCAGGTAGCCCGCATGCAGCACGGCGCTGTTCTTTGCTTCCCACAGCTTGCGGAGCGACTCGGTCAGCTCAGGTCCGTACAGGCAGCTGTCCACCAGGAACTGGGCGAGCTGTGCGAACCGCATCGAGACGCCCTGCAGCTCTTCCGGCAGATGACCGTAAGCGAAATGACGCCCCATGTGCTGGATCGAGTAATGCATAGACGACGGCATGATCAGGCCGTTCGACAAGTCCTTCCTTACGCGAGCCTTCCGGTAGACGTTGACCTCATCGTCAGACGGATCTCGCACGTTCAAGTTAAGTGCACTCATCTGCTGCTGTTTCACCTGATCCTCCAGAGAGGGAAGCCACGATTCCCGGCTACTTCCGGTTTTCTCTTGCTCCATGTCGGGCATAGTTATTGATCCTCCTTTTGCTGCTTCAGCGAGCTTGTACCAGACAAGAGCACCGGGATTTACTGCCGGGCCGGTCATGGCAAATTTCCCCCGGCGGGGTCGTCAGTCAGGGACATGAGATAGGCGTCGACCTCTGCGATCTTTGCCCTGTATTTCCCTTCCTGCGCAGCTGCGTCCCATCCTGCAAGGTCATACTCGAGACCTGGCTCCCAGATGGCATGGATGAGCTCGCGACGAAACTCAGCTGCCTGATAGAGAGTGAGAGACGTGACATCGACGTCAGCGAACGGGACGACTTCGCCGCCGGTGCTGTTAACACTGCGGTCAGCCATCTGACTTCTTATCGATGAGATAATTTATCTCGGAATCCACGTCGCCGTGCCATCCTGCCGGCTTCTTAGTGATGTTCCTGGTGACTGGACTGTTCGGCGCGCTGTTTTTCGGACGGCAGTCACCGAGCCAGTGATACAGCTCTGCCAGTTTTAGCAACGTCTGTTCCTTGTGAACGTCTGGCTTGAACCGCCTGCTGATTTCTTTCCTGAGATAATTTATCTCGGAAGTCAGGTCGCCATATATACCATTCTCGTCTTTCCTGTTATGCTGTTCGAGAACTGTATTAACGACATTGACGACATCCTGTAGCCAAGATTCCCGGTTGTCTACTGGAACAACGAATGTCCAGATAGCGTTTACTTCAGGATTGGCTATAAGAGCCTCGCGAAGGTCCTCATCGAATGTAGCCATCAGGCAGCACTCCTGCTCCCCTGAGTTGCTGGTAGATGTCGGTTGCCATCTTGCGGTTCAGCCCAGCCTTGTTCAGGACGAGCACCACACTGATGGCCGTCTCAAGCATCATGTCGACGTCCTGCCAGCGCTCGGCATCGTTGATCTCTATCGTTGCCTGGATAGTGTTGACGATGTCATCGAGCCAACGTTCCCGGTCGTCGCCTTTGACTCCGAATGCCCAGGCTTCCCGCACACTTGTCTGAGCACGCAGGGCCTCGCGGAGCTCTTCATTTGTAGCCATTATTCCTCCGGTTCGTCGTGCGACATCACAGCGACAGCTGCAGAGTCTGGCACGTCGTAGTATTTCTTCTCGAGTTCGTCTTCGCGGATGGTTACATAGATGGATTTGAGGTAGGCTTTGACTCCTGTCCGGCCGTTCACCTCCCACTCGTATGGACGGACGATCATGTCGACGTTCTCGATCTCAGCCCAGTCCAGCAAGCTGACCATGCTCTCATCGAGTGACGTCTTTCCGCGACTGGTGATCAGCATGATCTTGGGAGGATTCTTGCCGAAGTGGACTGAGACTTCCAGTCTTGGCTGTGGCGGCTCGTCTTCCTCACGAGGCTGCAGGTACTTCACGTTCCAGCCGTCCTCGAGCATCAACACAGCTTCCTCATCCTGAAGCAGGACGTTGAAATTGCGCTGGCCTGCTGCGTTGAACCGTCCTTCTTCACCAGAGAAGTTACGAAACAGGATACGGCGATTCTCAAGGACGACTGGATTCAACCTGGCTGCAGGCATTTTACAAACCCATGTCCTCGAGGTACTGAGTCAGGTCGATGATGTAGCCTTCCTGCGCTGTGAGCATCGCCTGATTGTCCTTGTTGTGGATGTAATCACGCTGGGCCTTGATGAACTGGCGCTGGCCGTACGCCAGCCTGGCCGCGGCATCCACCGGGTTCGGTACCCTGGGCGGGATACTGACGGGACTCTCATCGGGCTGAGCAGTCAGTGCGCTGACTGTCGTCGCCGGCTTCTTTTCCTGCACTGCTGCCTGCGCTTGCTCTTCGATTGGCATTTCGCTGTTACCTCTCTTGTTGCGGGTTTACCGTGAAGTGATTAATCGTTGTGGATGCCGAAGATGTTGTTGATCAGGCGCTGTTCTTTCTCCATGTCGATGCCGTCAGCGATCATCTTGATTTCCATCTCAGGCAGCCGTTCCAGAAGCTCCTTGTCAGAGATCACCGTATCCGGAAACGCCAGGCGCTGCAGCGAAGTACTAGCGATGACATAGTCAGCCAAGGCGGAATTGAGATCACCATGAACTGTCCACTTAATCACGCTTCCATCGACGCGGCCTTCGCCGATAACAAACCGCTTCCCATTCTGGTCATAGAACACCAGCGGGATTATCCTGATCTCTTTACCGCCCATGAGTTTTCCTTTCTAGGACAAGCCGCTGTCTTCCAGCTTGTGTTCCGGCAACAGCATTACCCTGATCTGCAGGTACTCATTTTTCTCGTGAAGCCCGATATGAGCTCGTACCTGATTTGCCCGAAACATCGATATCTGGTGATCATTGAGGGAACAGTTAATACACCAGGCTTCGCCCATCGGCGGTTGCACATCGATGCGCTTAGCGAGTGCCATCCGGAAACGCAACCAGAGCGAAGTGACAGTAGCCATGAATCCTCCTTTACTTTTTCTTCTTGCCTTCTTGTTTCTCGATCTTGCGCTGGATCTTCTTGAGATCCTCTTCTTCCTTCTTTTTTGATATGATTCCGGTTTGCTTGATTGCCTCTTTCTTCAGCTCTTCTTTAAGCTTTTCCTCTTCGTCACTCACCGATTTTCTCCGCTCCTGAATTGCCCGGCATCTCCGAACTTGGATATGCTCTCGAGTGCTGCTTCTGCCAGTTTCCTGAAATATGACAGATCGATGGAGTCTTCTAGTCCTGACTCCTTGACCATTGCCGATTCCATCCAGAAGTATCCCTTTGTGCCGGCAGCAGCGTGGAATACTCCGTCCTTTCCCCGAAGGAGCGTAGCACCTCCAGCTCCCTCCTGGACTGGAACAAAGCTGCCAGCACGGCCGACAAAGTGCGGCTCGTCATATCCGAAATCCAGGTACAGGGCTGCCGAGGTGACTGTCTTGATTTCGCAGTAGTCATCGAACGTGACCGGCTCACGGCTGAACAGGGTCTTGAAGACATAAGGATGCTGGAACTGAGCACCAGTCGCAGTCCATTCACCGTTCTGCCGCCTCGCGATGTACACCGCGTCATTGACAAGGCAGAACTTCTGGTATGTGGCTTCATGCTCGAACTCATAGCCGTACTCTTTCCCGAAGTCGATTACGTACTGAATGATCTTTGGTGTGGCATTCGGGATCTTGATCGAATCTGTCTTGATGTGCACGACCTGGAAACCGTTGGCCTGTACCATCTCTTTCAAGTCGACCATAAAGAGAGCACCGCGCTTGCAGCCGATGTTGTCTTTGTTACGGACATCACGGAACGGGTTCGGGAATGTTGCGAAGGTCAGGCCGTAGACGATGTTGATGACAATCTTCAGCGCGTACGCCAGAGCTGTTGCATTCTCGTCTGTGTCAAGATATGGGACAAGCGCTCCTCCGAGCATGCGCTTGGCTGCACTGTAATCGTGACGTTTGATTGCGATTCGCGCTGACTTGAGATCTGAATAATTCTTTGTATAAGGGCCAAACAGGCGCAGTATCTCAATCGACGTTGGATGCATAGACGCGACATCGAGCACCGCGACGTCAGCATACATGCCGGGTTCAGCATAGACGTAACCTCCTTCCCCAGTTACCTCGCCCTTGTATGTGCTGGTGCCAGCCTCGTAGTGATAGCCGGGAAATGTGTCAGCCAGGTCCGTGTAGATGAACTGGTCCTGCGGGTTCTTGTTGTCACCAAAGATGATCTTAGCCGTGTGCCGCTGAGTTGTGTCATTCACGAGCAGGCCGCTGAGATCGGCAAGTATCTGCCTGGCGACGTAATCCTGCTTCCGGTCTTCGAAGACCTGTTCGGTGGTGATGACGTCATTGGCACAGTAGCTGGCGACGTCTTCCCACCGGTCTTCTGGCACTGGCTGATCCCAGGGCAGACTGAGCTCTTTGTGATTGAGTCCGAGCTTGATCTGGAACCATTTAAGCGACTTCTTGACGCTAGAGAAGTCCCAGATGTCCGCATATGACAGGTTATATGCGTCACCGAAAGTGGCATTCTTCTCGTTTGCGATGACTCGCTGACTGAGCTGGAAGAGATCATAGTTGCTGTAGCCCATGATCCGGGCGTATACCATGTGGTTGTCATAACGCCGGTTGTTAAACCCGACAAGGCGCATGGCAGTCAGCTCTTCCATCTGCTTGCTGCCAGGGTTGATCATCCTGACTGTCTGGCTCTCGCCTTCGTACTTCCAGCAAACAACGAACAGGTTCGGGAAAACCTCAATGTCGAAGAACACGAGTCGTTCATCAGCAGTCTGCCTGGCTGGTTCTTCCTTGACGACAGCCACTTCAGTCTCTGAAGCGAACTTCATGCTCATGACGGCTTTGACACAGTAGGACGCCTGATTGGTGGACCCGTTTGCGAATGCCAGAATCCTGCCTCGCATGTCCGTCACATCGTACTGCATCCCTGACGACCAGGCCTCGTCAAGAATCTTCGTGATGAAGTCAATGCTTGGCTTGGTTCCTGGATGTATCTCTTTCCGCAAGTTCCTCTGTATCAGTTCGCGCAAAGCTCGTTCACTGTGCATGGTATCTGAGTCAAGCACACGCCTCTCCTTAAGTGGCAGGCCACCATTGATCGTCGTGACGGGAATGTCATTGCACATCGTCAGACGGCGCCTGAGTGAGGCATCGTCTGGAAACGTCTTGACTTCAATCCCAGGGCTGTAGTTATGACTCAGCACTGAGACGTCACCGTCGTAGATGTAGTGGAGATGAATGCCTGCACCGCTCTGACTGAATTCGGCGTATGTCGATGGCCACATGCTTGCAGCCTCAAGATTCAGAGCCAGATTTTTCTGACCATCATTGTCCCTCAGATCGAAGTCAATGACTATGTACTGCAGGTCCAGCTTGACATAGTGAAGCTCAGAGGTAGTCATGTCTGACAGAGTTGTCTTCACTTTTGCCCAGGGCTTTCCTGGTTTGCCATCTTCAGTTGCATACTGCGCCGGCTGGCTTGCGAGCAATTCATCCAGCAAAGATTCCTTGCATGTCATCACAAGGGAAGGCGGCAGTTTATCCGGTGGCGGGGTTATGCCGAGCTTCTCGATTTTGAATCCAGTGTACAAGTTCGTGACCTGGACACCGTCAACCCGGCCGCGCTCTGCAAAATGGCTGAAGTAGTTCCTGAGCTCATCACGGAAGCGACCCAGGTTTAGTCTCCAATCGTACTCGCCATCGTCGCAGAATGCTTTGTAGAGTCCCCAGGCTTGCTTCAGGGTCGTGCCATCCTGCTGCCTGAAGAGCTCATATTCCTCGGTCAGGAAGTTGTAGAACATGTCCGTCCGGATTATCATGTCAGTTGGGCGGTATGATGAGAACCTGTTCGGGCCAAGAGACCGGTAGACCTCCAGGCAATGCTGGGCAATGGCACCAAGCTCAAAACCAATCTCATGCTTGAGTGCCTCGTATTCACTTGACGGTACAGTATGACCTGTTGGGTGAACATCGATCAGCCTGCGGATAATGCCTGACTTGGCGTCCGTGATCTTGACTGACTGGTTGGTTCCTATGAAGAGCAGAGCATTAACTCTGCCGGTATACGGCGCCTTGTACTTGGCATTTATGATAATCTCCTCGTGAGAGACTATCGAGTTCAGCCTTGTGTTGTCGTCTATCCGTGACAAGTCACCGTCGTGCTGGATTGCTACTAGCGGGTTTGTCTTGAATGACTCAGTTGCGAATGCGTTCGACGTGCCAGTCAGGGCTTTTGCATCGAAGGTCTCTGTGTACCCGTCAAAGAGTCTTTTCAGGATGTTCAGGAACGTCGACTTGCCAGTCCCAGCTTCTCCGTACAGGACGAAGAACTTCTGAATATGCTTCGAGTCTCCTGCGACAATTGACCCTATTGCCCATTCCAGCTTCTCCAGCTCAGACGGTGCATACAGCACGCTCATCAAGTGATCGTAAGCTGTAGTTGATCCACTGGCGAGCGAATAAGGAAGTCGCTTAGAGCTGTAATCTCCTTTCTTTGGCGGCGTGTCTGCAAATGCCAGGGTATTGTCAAGCTCCTGGTTCGAACTCGGCAAGTTCACGCAGTAACTTCTGAAGTCTTTCCAGGAGTTTGATTTGTAGCTGCTGAGTGCACGGACTGTTGTATGATCGTCAATTTTCTCAGCTCGAGCATAAAGGTCAGCATCGACCAGGCGCTGCACTACAAACTCATCGGTGGACCACAGGCCAGCTTCTTCATCCCACACCGCACAGAAGGAACCGCCGCGAACTATCAGGTCTTGCGATCTGCGCACGACAAAGTCTGGATACAACTCGGTCCCGGACTTTGCCTGCCTCTCCCTGACCTGAAAGAAATCCACTGGCGCCTCCCTCCCATGTCTAGTACATCTCGTTTTCGGTCATGTATGCTGCCATCTGATACCAGAGTTCAACGTCTCTCTGGTCTTGCTCTGGTCTTTGCAGCGGGAATAGACCACCTCTTCCATCGGATTTGTAAGTACGATTACTGAACCGTGCAAGGACATGATCGATATGCCGCAATGGAATTGGCGGGCAGGCATCATCATCGAAGACATCCAGATTCAGGTTTTCGAGAAACAAGGCGAAACACGAATGTACTGGCCAGTCGATCATGAAATCCATTCGCCTGGCTAGCCCAATCAGCAACTCAAGGATACTGACGCCTGGGGAAAATCGTTCTTCTCGCTCCAGTCCAGTGAATTCCTTGCGAAGCTGGGCAGCATCAGCTATACGGTTCTCATCACGAGGATTAACAACACGAAACTGCATGTCGTACATCCTGCCGCAAACTATCGTATAGCTTTGCGACGACTCCGGGTGAAATGGAGGACAGATCTGACTGTACAGCCAGTCAAAGTACATTTGTGTTCTGACTGGCATTATCCCCCCCGGTTTGGCCGCCCGTAGTTGAGGACCTCGTTTGCGTAGGTTCCGCTGTTGAGTATCACCTCGAAATCCACTGCGAGCATTTCATTCCGGATGTAGCAGATATGCGGATCTCCTGACAGACCTCCGAAACTCAGAGGTGAGATAGCACCGACGACTTTGATGACGTCACGGATGGGCAGGCTTTTGTCATCGACAAGGATGCGATCGCCGGCATAGTACGTGACAGTGAGGCACTGAGACCCGGGAGGCGTTTCGGAAAACTCGGCAAGCGAAATCCGGTACGGCCGCTTAGAGCTGGCTTCTTGTGCTTTGGCGAATAGGTTGGCAGTGGGTGCCGTATCGTTCTGGAGCGCGAGCTCGTCGGCTTCTGCGAGTTCTTCATCGGTGGGTAGTCCTTCGAGTGGATCATCTGATTTGAAGTGAGTGACATCGGCTGGCGTGAGTTCTGGCCTGGGGTCTCCCACGGCGGCAACCCCGTCGTCTGTGTCACTACTCTGCACGGCCATGTCGGGCTGGCCAACGTAAGGACTGCCGGTCTCGAGGAATTGCTTGGCCTGCTTGTTGTAGTGGGCCTTGACGCGGGCGACCTCTTCATCAAGTCTCCGGTCAAAGCTGGCCCGGAGATTGCGACGAGCAAG